CTTTATAATGGCATACACCATTATGAAACAACAGAACTGAGAAGTTCTTCTGGTGATGTATTACTTAAAGAAGGATTGATAATCAATAATAACTGGAGTGATAATGGAAATTTTATTACTGGAGTTAGAAGTACGATATCATTTTCTTTTTATATTTTGGAAACAAAAACAATAGCGATATTTCCAACTAGTAATATTGATATCAATATAGGTGATAAAATAGAACTCAAAAATTTTGATAACAATGATTTTAATGGTAAGTTCACTGTTACTAATATTGTTAATAATCCAGGTGAATTTTATATTGAGTGCGAAATTCCAGATTCTACATCAGCTCCAATTATAAATGGAAAAGAAACAATTTCTTATATACCAGAAATACCAACTACCCCTGGAAACATATATTATTATCAGTACTATGATTCCAGAAAGAATGAAATAATTAATATTGAAGCATCACAATTTTTAGTTCCGGTTACAAATTATGAGTATGAAATAAAAATAGAGGATGATAAAAGAAATATATTTTTATTAAAACCAAATTACCTAAATGTAATCTTAAATGACATTGATGTTAATTATCCATATAAAGAAGGTGGACAACAATACATTAATGAAAGATTGAAGAAGGGAGAAAATATAAGACTTATGCAATAAAAAAGGAGCCTTGAGGCTCCTTAAAATTATTCAGCTAGTTTACTAAAGTAAGATAAAGCATCATCTTCATCCTCTTCAGTTGATTCTACTGGCGTTGACTTAGATCTAGAATATGATTCTTCTAGCTCTTTCATGATGTCATCTTCTTTAAAAGTAGAATCCAACTCCTCTTCTTGTTCCCTAATCTTATCTACATTCGACTTAGAACCAAGTACTTGATCAAGACGCTTCTGTAGTTCTTCAGGTGATTTGAACTTATCTCTAGAAATTAATTCCTCTAATGAGAATTGAGATTTCCAAAGTTTTTCTAGTTTATCATCATCTCCATTCAGAAGAGCAGATGTAGCTTCGAATGCACTATCATCATAGTTTGGATACCCCGCAACTTGCTTTACGCGAAGTCTAAAGTTTGCACCAGACCAAAAATCAAATGGATCAATTGCCGGATCATCTTCAAACTCTGGCTTCATTGCTGATTTGATCTTATCAAATACTTTAGCACCAAACCTAAAGATTTTAACTTCACCTTCAATTGAAGAGTCTGCTGGGTTACTTACAATATATACATTAGCATAATAACTTAGTTTACGCTTCCTTACACGAGCAATTTCTTTATCTGAATCTAGTCCAGAATTCCATAACTGACTGTTTGACCTACAAACACAACATTCTTCTCCGAGTGTTGTTGGGCAATTTTCAATGAACCAACGACCATCTACCTTAAACCCATGATTGTATAGCTTGACAAATGGTAGTTCTTCGTTTGGTGGAGATGGCAGAAATCGAATTACTGCACGACCATTTCCTGCTTTATCTGTTTCTAGTTTGAAAATATTTGGGTTATCTCCTGCTGCATTTGATCCCATTTTTTCAGCTTCTTTGAGAAGCTTCTCGGTGAGACTGCCGAGTGAAGACTGTTTTTTAAGATCTTTAAAATTCATTTTACGCTAGATACGATGGATATTTGGCGACTTAGAGGTTCCAAAGCCTTGAAGATATTATAGCACAAGATCATTCATCTTGCAACTGTTTTTTTAGCCTTGAGATTAACTCTGTCATATTATTGAATATGACAGAGACATTGGGGACATCATTTGATGTGCCTATGAATTTTGCGGATTCATTTATCTTTTCTTTCATTTCTATTGCATCAGGATCATCAGAAAGACATAATCTTGTGTATAGAATTTTTTGCTTATTCAATAAATCTTCTAATGTGTTTATATGTCTTATTTTTTCTTCTTTGTCCATGTCTAAAGTAGAAAAAATATTAGAAGATATTTTTTCTTGTAGTTGTGCAATTTCTTTTAGTTCTTGCTTAACTATATCGGATTTAAAAAAACTCACAATAATACTTTTCTAACTATGTTTTTATATTTATTGATATCTACTTGAAGAAATGAAGAATACTTTTTGATTTTTTTAGAAGTAAGTTCCCAAATTGGATCAATTAAATTTTCATCAAAAGTTTTTTTATAATTTATCATCCTATCTAAAATCACCATGGTTTCAAGCATTAAATTACCAGAGAGATATTCCTTCAATATTTTTGGATGCCTCTTATTTTCTACTTTTATACAATCTAGAAAATTTTTTCCTTGAAAAACATTTACCAAATCTTGTTCAAAAAGATACGATAAAGATTCAGATCTCATCTTCCATTCCAAATATGTTTGATCTCCATTTTTAATAATTTCCCCAACCCAAAGAGAAGATGGATCAGAACTCGAAACAAAATTAGCAACAAAAAAATTTATGATATCCTCATCTTTTTTCTGTCTTGATAATCTTTCAAAGAATAGTCTATCTTTTCTTTTATGAAATGATTCAATTGAGGCTTTTATTTTACCATTGTATTTTATAAAATCATAAGTGTCATTAGTAAAATGTTGCTTCATAGCAAGATACACTTTGTATGTCTCATGTGGAGTCACTTTTTTTGCCATTTGAATAAAAACTCATCTTCATATACTTAATTCACAAAGGCAATTTTGCTCTTGAACTTTTTTTGAGAAAGTTAAGTTGAATTGCATCCCACTTCAGTTTTTCTTTAAGTGGTTTTGAAATCAATTTCGGAACAGAATCTAAATCAATATTATTCTTTTCACAATATTCTACTATTGCACTTATGTAATTAAATTCAGGATTGTCTTGAACGATACTTTCAATTTCTTGGGCGAATTTGTCTTGACATAAAAACTTTTTTTGTAGCTCTTTTTTAAACTCTTTAGATTGATTCATATTCCTTTAGTTTGTCTTGAGTAAATTTTTTTACATATTTTACAAGAAGTTTAATATACTTTTCAATGTCAGTCTCAATATATGTTACAACTTCTCCATTTTCACATGCCATAATAATAACAAGTTGCTCAGCTGATCTTCCTGTCAATTCTTTTAACATAAAACAATATGCCGCAGCCTGAACAAAATAATTCTCAATCCATTCTCTTGGCTTTGGCTTTTCCGAGGATTTGTAATCAATGATACTCAATTTCCCATCATATTCAGCAATCGTATCAACAGTTCCAGCGATTTTAAAATAATCACTATACATTGAACTTTCAATTGCAATAATATTATCTATTTTATCTAATTCTGTTTTTGCGACCTCAAAGAGAAAATTTGGTAGAGGATTGACTTTGGGTAAGGGTTTATTTAGAAAGTAATTCTCAATTAGTGAATGCATATCAGTGCCACGACTAGTGGCTGCTTTCGTAATTTTATTTGCTTTCTCTTCTCCTACCCGTTTCCTCCAACTAGCAAATTTTTCTTTATTATAATGAGAAGTTACAGAAGTTACAGAAACAAATCTTTTTAGTTCAGTTTGACCTTTAGATTTTACTTTGTAATATCTAACACCATCAATAGTTTCTCTTTCTAGTTTTGGGAGATCAATATCAATATGAGTAAATGTTTTTCTGTTTTTTGTTTGCCAAGGTACACTCATGTTTTAATCAAAAGACTTTCACTTATTATACCAGAAAAGAGTTCATGTGTCAAAGACCCAGTGAGTGCTTTGCAATCAGATATTCTTTAACTAATCCAGATCTGACTACATCCTCAACAGAAAATTCTACTGTTCCAACAGATGGCATAACATTTAAAACTCTCATGAAATCGTGAATTCCATTTCTTTCATTCTGACGAATCAAATCACTCTGTGATGCATCACCACTAAACATGATCTTACAATTTTCTCCGACTCTTGTAATAATAGAGTCGTGTTCATGACCATTCATATTTTGAAACTCATCTACAATAATAATGCAATTATCAAATGTAGTACCTCTTAGGAAACTAGAAGACCAAAATTTAATGGTTTCTTGGGATTTCAAATTACCATAGAGTAATTCAAAATCTTCATCGGTTGGAAGTTGGAACATGTACTTTACCATATTTTTATATGGTATTTCAAACAATGCACTTTTATCTTCGTGACCGCCAGGTAAAAATCCAATCTCACGAGTTTGAACTAAAGAACGAATGATATAAATTTTTTCATATGGTGTCTTTTCATCTAAAACTTCTTGTAGTGCCTTATACAAAAGAACAAAAGTTTTTCCGGTTCCAGCTGCACCATATGCAACTAAATGCTTACCTTCATCATATAATTCAAAAAGTTTTTTCTGATTTTCAGTAAGTGGTTCAATACTTAAGAGTAAATCGGAATTGATTGGCTTCCTTCTTTTCATTTGCTTGGCAGTCATTCCAACGCCAATTGGTTGATAATCGTCAGATGTTTTTCTTCTTCTTGCCATATTATTAGATTTGCATTTGTGATTTACTTCCGCCAGCTTTATTAGCTTTCTTTAATACTTCTCCCCACCCCGGATTCTTATTCACCAATCTATCTTTCCATTCTCCAACTTCACCTGGACTAGCACAGCCTTGTGACCAATCCCTTTGCCATTCAGGGTTATCAACATACCATTGAGTAATATCATGAACACTCATCTCAATTACTTTTTTTTCTCCAGTTTCTTTATTAACAATTGGATAAATCGCCAAATTCAGTCCTCCATTTATAATATTATATTTATTCTATGCAAATAGAAGGTGCATCATCACACTCAG